GATGGGGCCGAGGCCAGCGACGGCAAGTACATGATGCTGGCCGCCGACGACGTACTACCCCGCCCCGGCTGGCTGGAGGTGTGTATCGAGGCGGTGGAGGGCGGGTACTACCCGTCCCCGCATATCGTGAAGGACGACGGCGGCACCCTCGCCACCGGGTCTATGGGCGGTGGCTGGCTGCTGACCGAGGCCGCAGACTGGGCACCCGTGGTGTCGTCGCAGTTCCCATTCATGCTGCGCGACGCGTGGCCGGACATAGGCGAATGCCTGCCCATCCACTACTTCGCAGATGACTACCTCGCATCACGCGCGCGGGCTGCCGGGTGGATGGTCGCCTACCGCGAGGGGTACGGGCTGATGCACCTAGAGGGCACCATCGGGCGCGAGCAACTGAAGGCGCGGGCCATGACAGACCGCCTAGAGTTCGAGGAATCGCTGGCCGGGACCGCGTGGGCTAACCTGCACTCATGCTGAACAACCGCGTACTGATAACCGGGGGGTTGGGCTTCATCGGGTCGCACCTCGCCGACGCCTACGCCGCCGAGGGCTGGTATGTGATCGGCATGGACAACCTCACGGCGCACGTCGTGACCGTGACGCACCCGACATTCTCCACCATGCTGATCGGCGACGTGCGCGGCATCACCGCTACCCATGTCGCCGCCGCCGACCTAGTGGTACACGCCGCGTCACCCGTCGGGGCCGCAGGCATCCTGCCACTACAGGGCACCATCGCCGGGGAGATAGTCGCGGGCACGCAGGCCGTCGCTGATGCCTGCATCCTCGCGGGCGTCCCGATGGTGAACGTGTCCACCAGCGAGGTGTACGGCATGACCGGGGTTGCGTGTGAGGCCGACCCCATGCACGTCCCCGCGCACTACAGCGCACGGCTGGAATACCAGACCGGCAAGATCGCCGCCGAGCAGATCGTCGGCGCGTCGGTCGCGCGCGGGCTGCGCGCCGTGCAGGTGCGCCCGTGGAATGTCGCCGGGCCACGCGAGGCACGGGCGAAGGGGTTCGTGATCCCGCGCATGGTCGCGCAGGCGCTAGAGGCCGAACCGCTGACCGTGTTCGAGGGGGGCGAACAGGAGCGCGCATTCACCGGGGTGTGGGACGTATGCCGGTTCATCACCCACTACCTACCGACCGACCCCGAGGACTGGCGCGGGCAGCCGTACAACGTCGGGGCTATCGAGAACCGCACGACCGTGAACCACCTCGCCGCGCTGGTGCTAGAGGTCACGGGGTCGCGGTCGCCCATCGTCCACACCAGCGGCAAGCGCGTGTTCGGGTCGCGGTACGAGGAAGCAGCGGCGGGCACGAAACTGCCTGATGCTAAGATCGCCATGAGCATGGGCTGGCGTCCCGAGCATGACATCGCCAGCATCATCGCCCGTACTGCCGCCGACCAACTCGCCCCCGACGAGGTGCTGCACCCATGAGCCGCACAGGTAATGCCGACCTCATCGCCCGCGTCCGTTCGCTGACCAGTGTGGGCACGGCTGAATACACCAACGGCACCGCGAATATGTGGGATGCCGACCAGATCGAACAGGTGCTAGACCGGCACCGCATGGACATCACCCGCGAGCGGCTTATCCCCGACCGCAACAACGACGCGGGCGGGGCCGTGTCGTACACCGTGTTTCGTTCTGCGTTCGGGAATATGGAATCTGGCACCGCCCTGTTCATCGAGGATGGCGTGGGCGACGACCGCACGGCTGGCACGGCCACGGCCAACTACTCGGGCGACTACCAGCGCGGCACCTTCACCTTCGGGGCAGACCAAGCGGGCACGGCGCTATACATCACCGCGCGGTCGTATGACCTGTACGGCGCGGCTGCCGAGGTGCTGGAATCGTGGGCCGGGTCTGCCGCGCGGGACTTTGACTTCAGCACGGATTCATCATCGTTCAGCCGTTCGCAGAAGTCGAAGGCCATGCTCGAACAGGCGCGCGTGCTGCGCCGTCGCGCCCGTGCCCGCCGCGTGCGTCTGGTGACTGGCTGATGCTGACCGCTGGCGAACTGACCAGCGCCCGCGCCGTCGTGACCTCGGCCCTACCCGGCACCGCCGTCGTCACGCGCGCGACGTGGACCGCTGACGGGTTCGGCGGGTCCACGTCGGTGTGGGCAGGCATCGGCACGGTCGTCGCTCGTGTGGACATGAACGGTGCAGCGAGCGAGGGCATCATCGGCGGGGGCGGGGCGTACGTCGCGCCGTTCGTGGCGACCCTGCCGCACGGCACCACGGTCGCCGAGCGCGACCGGCTGGTGACAGGCGGGCGCACGCTGGAGATCGTGGGGCTGTCCGAGCCGCGCGACTGGTCGCTGTCCGTGCGGGCAGAATGCAAGGAAACCCGATAGTGCCCATGCTGCACAACCGGCTGCCAGCGATGGCGGCGCAGGCCGTCCCGATGATCGAAGCCGCGCTGTCCAAGACCGCGTTCGAGACCGAGCGGCTGGCGAAGTCTGCGGCACCGATAGACACCGGCAACCTACGCAACAGCATCGAGACCCGCCCGGTGATGCCGCTGACATGGCGCGTGACGGCCAACGCCGACTACTCCCTGTTCGTCGAGATGGGCTGGCAGCAGGGCACGAACCGGCACGCCGGTACCTTCTTCCTCGCCAACTCGCTGAAGCGATCATGGGCGTCCACCACGCGCGTGCTAGGTGATGCGTTCGGGGGGCTAGGCCGGTGAGCATCGCCAGCGGCAGCGCGCTATACATCCGGCTGGCGAATGACGCCACGCTGACGGGGCTAGGCAGCACCGCCGTCTACTTCGCCCTGTCGCCGCAGGGCGCTGCGTATCCGTTCATCACCATCCAGACGACGGGCAGCACCGACACCCGCGTGTTCGGCGCACGGGCGACCGTGCAGGAACGATGGGTCGTGCGGGCGTGGGATACTGGCAGCAGCCACAAGCGTGCGAAACAGATGGCCGAGCGCGCAGACGCGCTGCTAGACGAGTACGACCTAGTGGTGAGCGGCGGCACCGCGATGGCGTGCCGCAGGCTCGGGGAACTGCCGGACCTTGCCAGCGAAACCGATGGCGTCATGTATCGGCAGGCTGGCGCAACATACGAGATAGAGGTGAGGGCATGACCCCGCACGGTTACCGCGTCATGGTTGGGCTAGACTACCCACCGTCACGCCGCGCAGAAATCGGCGAGGTCGTGACCGACCTGCCGCCCGAGTCAGTGAAATGGCTTCTTGCGCAGGGCGTGATCCAGACAGCAGACCCCGCAGCACCAGCCCCCGCACCGCGTAAGAAAGGCAAGGCGACCTAATGCCCACATTCGTACATGGCAAGGATGCGGTGGTGTATCAGGACGCCAACGACCTGACCGGCTACCTGAAGTCAGTGTCGGCAAGCGCCGAGGTGGAGACCGCCGAGGCGACTACCTTCGCCGACGACGACAAGGTGTATGTGGCCGGGCTGACCGACGCCACCGTGAGCGCCGAGGGTCTGTTCGACAGCACCTTCGACGGCAACGTGCGCGACATGCTCGCGCTCGGCGGCACCAAGTCTATCTGGTCGGTGTACCCGATGGGCGACGCGGTGCCGAATCCGGGGCGCGGCTATCACCTCGACATCACGAAGGCCGAGCAGACCGCCGACGTGGGCGACGTGGTGGGCATCACGCTGGAGGGCCAGTCGTCGGTCGGCACCAACGCCATCATCTCGCACCACGCGCTCGCAGAGCGCACGGCTAGCGGGACGGCCACCGTCGTGGACGGCACCGCCGCGACCACGGGCGGGGGCGTCGGGTACGTCCACGCCACCAGCGCCGCAGGCTCGGCGGTAATGGTCGTGCAGCACAGCGCCGACAACATCACATACGCAGACTTCGTGAACCTCGGCACCGTCACCGCCGCAGCGCGGGTGTTCCGCACGCAGACCACGGGGACCGTGAACAGGTACACCCGACTTACCTACACAATCGCAGCGGGCACCGCCACATTCGTGGCCGGGTTCGCCCGCAACTAAGGAGCAGAACAGATGCCAACTTTCTTTCACGGCAAGGACGCCGCTGTATGGATCAGCGACA